CTATCCACGAGTTGATTCCTACCTTGCACGAGGGTCTCGGACTTCCCCAGGGACTTGGCATCGTTACCGGCGTTGAAGGCAACGAACTGTGGCCTGTAAGCATCAACGACGTGGAGATGGAAGAGCCCGGCGAAGTCGAGGCACTCAACGACCAGATTCTCGAGTTCGAGAAGATTGTTCCTGTGCAGAACCGCGTAGGCTTGAAGGTGCCCGTGTCTAACATGGCCATCGACAACGCTGCATTCGACCTCATGGCATTCGTGCAGACCAAGTTCACCATCGCTCTCCGTGAGTATCTCGCTAAGAAGATTTACTCGCAGGCAGGTTGGGCAAAGAACAAGGGTCCATTCTCTGGCATGACAGCACAGAACATCGAACTCGGTGCTAACGCTTACAAGAACATCCTCGCTGCTGTTGCTGCTTTCTCTGACAAGGGCTTCTATGAGGGCAACGTGTGCATCTCTATGGACCGCGTGACTGAGGCAGAACTCAAGGCAACTCCGAAGATTGCAGGTGCTGCTGGCGGCTTCGTAATCGAGAACGGCCTCTGCGCTGGTTATCCTTACACCGTGAGCCACTTCGTGAACCGCACACTCAACTCTGCTGGCAAGTTGGTTCCAACTTCTGACCGCTTCATCGAGATTGGTTACTGGGAGTTCTTCGCTCTCCAGCAACACGGTCAGGTTCGCATGGTGGTAGATCCAATCACTCTCGCTGACAAGAACGTGACACGCGTCATTCTCAACACCGCTTGGTCAATGACTGACCTCTCAGTTTATATCAACGGTGCGGACAACGAGTCACAGGCATTCGGTCTCTTCAAGGTTGTAGAGTCTGAGGCAAGCGAGGGCTAAGCACTTCCTCATAGTTTTCTTAATAGGATGCCGGGGCGTGCGGCTCCAATGCGCAGCAAAGGAATGACTGCCGCCTCGGTTTTTAATACTCGCAAAGATATGAGTCTTCAGACAGACATAGTATTCGTCAAGGCGTTACGCTCGAATGCGGAACTTATCCAGCAGTTGCCCGCTGGCGATGTTTATAACACCACCATCGCTCTGCCGGATGAGGAAGCAGAAAACGCACCGCTGCCCTACGTCATCGTTAGTTTTGACGGACTGAATAACCAGGACACGACGAAGGACTCCTCGTATGAGGGACTGACCGACACCGTGACCATCGGTATTGAGATAGCCGCAGAGACACGACCGCAACTGGCAGCACTTGCCATCATGGTGAGAAAGACGATTGCAGCGTACTTCGCCGAGCATGTGCAAGACGTGCAAGACGAGGACTATGCGCTAATACCCAACGCCTACACCACGTCGGCGCAAGGGGTACAGTACGACTCGCTGAAGCCATGCTTCTGGCAAAGACTTTCATATCAATGTGACACTAACCCAGACGAGTAAGACTATGGCTAAGAAGGAAAATGCAACACAGTTTCCCGTCACCCTCACAGCGGCAACGCGTGAGGAGTTGGCGGTGAAGTTTGACGAACTGAAAGACCAGCATGCTGGTGAGACTCTCATTGCAGGTTGCGTCGCTCGTAGCAAGGACGACGGCACATTCAAGATAACAATTACTAATATTTAATAATTGACACAATGGCAACACTTAAAGGACAGAATATACGTGTTTTGCTTCAAGACGGCACGAAGTTTAAGGTGGTGGGCAAATCGACAAACGCCACCATCACCCTGACGGGCAACACCGAGGACGCGAGCACGAAGGACGATGTGGCGATGGCAGCGAAGCCAGAGGTGGTTTCAAAGTCGTGGAGCGTCAGCGTTGAGTCGCTCGACGTGACCGATGCTGGTGCAATCCTCACCGCTGTTAAGTCGCTCACTCCGTTCACCTTGATCTGGGATGAGGTGTCAGCCGCTGACAACCAGACGGCACTCGCTGCTACGTTCGCTCGTAAAGGCACGGCGTACTTGAACGATGTGACCTTCGCTTGGAACGACCGCGAGAACAGCACCAAGTCTTTGCAATTCACCGGTAGCGGCCCACTGGAGAAACTCTCGACAGCCCCGACAATGGAACTCGTTACTGTTGACGGTGCTTACACCAAGGGACAATTTGTTCGTCTCTTCCTGAGCAGCGACAACTCGACCACACCGGCAAAGGTTATTGCAGCCGCGAAACAACTCTCTCTGCATGTCAGCATGACCCTCGAAGACGCTACGACAAAGGACACCACAGGCGACTGGCAGATTCAAGAGCCGACGGCCCTGAGTTATGACATCTCGACAGGTGCACTCGTTCGCAGCGGTGAGACCGTCACCAGCAGTGTGGCAGCGCAAGACCTTGCAAGCATTGAGGACATCTACGAGGCATCAGTGCCCGTAAAATGGCAGATTGCAAACGTTAGCGGTGCAAACAACCGCACAAAGGGCGCGGTAATCGTTAGCGGCTCCGTGACAATCACCTCGCTCACTCTGAACACGCCCAACCGTGCGAATGCCGACTACTCAGCCACACTCAGCGGCTACGGCATCTACACCGTCGGAGCGTAAAATAAAGCCCACCCCTAACCCCTCCCAAAAGGAGGGGAAAAGGGAAGGCAAGAATCCATTAAAAAAAAGAAAACTATGATAACAAAAACAATTACCATCGCAAATAAAGAGGTGACGCTGGCATACTGCTACGCCACCGAAATAGCATTTCAGAGATACACCGGCACAGGTTTGGAGAACTTTGACGCGACGAACTCTGAGCATGTGGTGTATCTTGTATTGTCAGCCGTGCTCGCTTATAACGAGGCGACGAAGAAGGCACCAGAGGATGCGCCAATCAAGGACACCGATTTGATGTATGAGGCAAAGCCCGCCGACCTCGTGCTTGCCCTCGCCACCGTCTTCGAACTACGCAAACAATGGTACGAAGTGCCTGACGGCGACACCGCCGAGAAAGCCGAAGAGGAGGACAAAGGAAAAAACTGACAAGCACCTACGACATCTATCAGTTGCTCGTAGGTGAAATAGGAATAGAACGCCATGTGTTCCTGTATGACCTTCAGTTTTGGGAGATTCGGCGAATAGTGAAGGGCTACCGCCGTCGTGACATCCTGAAGTATCAACTCCTTCGACTTTGTGCTTATATGAGTTGTTTCTCGATGCGCGACGCGGAAGGCAAGAAACCTGAAGACTGGCTTCCGTTCTCCTTCGACAAGGAAGACATCGAGACGGCACCGCCGATGGAACAGAAAGACATCGACGATTTGCAGGCTCTAATGGATAGCATCAATAAGACAAAGAATTTTTCGACTACGAATTAAACGAATTTCTCTAAAAATTAATTTATCGGCACGTGTCAGTTTTAAATTGGCAAAAGCCGATGAAAGTAAACCCCCGACCGCCATTCGGGGGTTTTTCAGTATGGCAAAGACCGAGATACACTTTGAGATATTGGAGAACCAGCGCAAGTTGCTGGAGGCTCTCGCAACCGTAAACCCGAAGACACACGAGGAGTTGCGGAAGGTTATCGGCGCGGAGTTGCGCAAGGCCCGCAATGAAGTGGCGAAGAGTGCCAAGTTCAAGAGCGACCCGCGCGAAGCATCGAGAGCCGTCCGCCGTTCGGTGTATGACAAGATTCTCGGCGGTAACGTTAATATCCTGAACTCACGCCGTGCGCACGGTGTCACATCGTATGTTCCCGTCCGCAAACTCGACGCAAATCCCAAGCAGAGAGGCGGCAACAGGGTAAAACGAAGCCCTAAGACTCAACGCTACATGGATTACGAAGGCCGTGACCGTGGTTTTATCCTTCGCTTTGTTAACAGCGGAACATACAAGGCAAACCCGCGAAGCACGCGCCTCGGTAATCGTGGCACCATCACCCCGCGCAACTGGTTTACGAATGCCGGACAGCAGCAGATGCAAGCACTCACCCAGCGTCTCAGTCGCATAATTGACGAAGAATTCAAGAAATTAATCACGCAATAATATATGGCAGACTCAATACTTCGCCTCCGAGTAGAGGACAAAGAATACAACGCGTCGTTGAAGCAGGCGCGACAGGGCTTGTTGGCACTCCAGCAGGCCTTGCAGCAGTCTGGTGCCACCTTCCAGCACGTCGATAAGGCAACCGTAGAATATGCCCGTGGACTTGGCCGAATGGAGACAACAGCAAAGACCGCGAAGGGGCGCATCGGTGAGATGACATCAGCGTTCACAGACCTTCGCATGCAATACAAGCAGCTGAGCGATGCGGAGAAGAATTCGCCGTTTGGCAAAGCCATGAATCAGTCGCTTAATGAACTGCGAGGGCGCATCCAGGAGACCAAGAAACAAATGTCTGACGTTGACAATGAACTGAAGGCGGCAAAGGTAGATACAACCGACTTTTCAGGTGTCATCGGAGAACTTGGCAGCAAGCTCGGAGTGTCCTCAGAACTTATGGGTGTGCTTACCACCGGCACGATGGGATATGCAGCCGCAATCGGTGCAAGTGTCACCGCCGTTATTGCCGCGACAAAGGCGTGGGTTGACTATAACAGCGAACTGGCAAAGCAGACACAAATAACCACCGTCACCACAGGACTGTCAGGCAGCAACGCTGGCGACATGACATCCTTTGGCCGTTCAGTCGCTTCAACATACGGCGTGGACTTCCGAGAGGTAATCAATGCTGCCAACACTCTGATGCAGCAATTTGGCAAGAGTGGCGAAGAAGCGATGCAAATTATCCGCGACGGCATGCAAGGAATGGTGCAAGGAGACGGACCTAAACTGCTCTCCATGATTCAGCAGTATGCGCCGTCTTTCCGCGACGCGGGCATCAGCGCACAGCAACTGGTGGCTATTATCCAGAACTCCGAGGGCGGCATCTTTACCGACCAAAACATGAACGCCATCGTGATGGGCATTAAGAACATCCGACTGATGACTAATGCCACCGCCGAGGCGTTGCAAAAGGTTGGCATCAACAGCGAGGAGATGACGCAAAAGTTGAACGACGGTTCCATCACTATCTTCGACGCTATGCGCCAGGTGTCAGAGGCTATCGAAAGGACGGGCACAAGCAGTCAGGCGGCTGGCGAAGTGATGCAGCAGGTGTTCGGACGGCAAGGAACAGCAGCCGGCACCAATCTCGGAAAAGCCATCGCAACTCTTAACACCAACCTCGACGAGACCAAACGACAGACAGGTTCCCTGGGTGAAGAGTTCTCGAAATTGCAAAAATCAAGTGAAGACCTCGAAAACGCTATGCGTGAATGCTTCGGCTTCACGGAAATAGACGACCTCGAAGCAAAACTTCGTACCACCTTTAACAACTCGCTGACAAAGGTTGTTGACGGTGTTGCCAAATTAAAGACTATATGGGAAGAATTTGAAAACCTCGTTGGACGTAATGTCGCAGCGAACGCCTTCAAATTGTTGGCGGCACGCATCACCCAAATGCTCCACCCAATGATGCTGTTGTATAATGAGGCGGCTAAATTGTTCGTCTTGTTTGGCAGCGACAGCGGACGCGGCGGCAATAATTGGTTCGGGAAGGTTGGGGGCTCTATACAGTCATTCACCGACCAAATGGTGCTTGCTGCCAAAGGAGAGATTGGCGGCGGTGGCGGCGGTTATGTACCACCAGCACCAACGACAGGCGGTGGCGGCGGCGGTCGTGGCGGTCGTGGTGGCAGAGGCGGCGGCGGTTCGTCAAAAACCGAAAAAGAACTGACCATTCAGCAGCAAATCGCGAAACTGGAAAAAGAAGCACTCACGGCAACCGACGAGCGTCGAGCCGAGATTGCGAAGACCGTCCAGGAACTCGACAAGGTGCTGGAGAAGCAGAAGAAAATCACAGAGGAACTGCACAAAGGTAAAGAAGTCAAAACAGAATACGAGGGTAAGGGTGTGTTTACTGCTATGCCCGAATCTACAGACTTCGCCGACAGCGACACTCGCTCACCCAGCGAGAGAATGAGAGACAGCGTGCTCGCTGCTATGAGCGACAAGGCTATGGCTGTGGACGAGGAGACCATGCGCACACTGATGCAGACCTCCATTGAGAACGGCATCGACGGCATTGATTGGGACTCCATAAACGAAATGATGTGGGAGGGGATGGATATTCCTAACGACGTATGGGAGAAATTACAGGAGCAATTCAATGAGAAACTGAAAAGTCTCGGAAAAGACCCCCTCGACATTGACTTCTCGACCGGCAAGAAGAAGGAAAAGAAAGACGACAAGAAAGGTGACGGCACCGTTGGTCAGGACGTTTCAAAAATTGTGAACAGCGTGAGCAGCATCGTGTCGGGCCTCAATTCCCTGGGCATTGATGTACCAAACGGGATTACAAAGATGATAGGTGTCATGCAACTCATTCTCGGCATCACCTCGGCTATTCAGACAATACTTGTAGTGATGGGAGTGAAATCTTCAATTCCTTTCTTCTCTAACGGTGGACTTGTCGGGCGGGCTGCGGGCGGCATGCTTATACCGGGCAACTCATTCAGCGGCGACAACCTGCGTATGCCTGCCGTCGGTGGCGGTGTCATCGGAGTGAATAGCGGTGAGTTAATCCTGAATCGAGTCCAACAAGGTGTGCTGGCGAATGCTTTGAGTGGGAACGCATTTGACAACCTTGAACTGACAGCCTCGCTGAACGGTGAGGATATTGTCTTCGCGATAGACAACGCCAGCCGCAGAAGGGGCAAAGGCACAATGGTAAGACTAAGAAGATAAGATATGGATTTCAGCGGATACGGAATAAAGTGGCGCACGTCTTTTAAAGACCTGAATGGGCAGACCATCGTAGTGGACATCTACGAAGACGGCTGGTCATCAGACCCTATCATGTTGACGGCAGGGCGTGACCCTCTGGAGACAGAGTGGGACGACACACAGGACATCATGACACCGCTGCGAATGGGTAGCGGTAATCTTCGCGTGATTAACGAGGGCAACCTCGACGGACTGATGCCCACCAACACCTTCCAGCATCTTGTGAAGGTGAGCGTGGGCGGCATTGTGAAGTGGGTAGGATTTATCCAGACGCAGCAGTTCTCGCATGAGATGTTTCTGCCACTCGACACGGCAACGTATGGACTTAACGACATGCTGAGCGGTCTCGACACCATTGACATGGACAGAACGGTTGACTATACGCTTCAGACGTTCGGCTCGCTGCTCTTGGAAATGCTCAACCAGATGGGCGGACTTATTGACAGCATCCTCTTTCCTGCTGTATGGGGGAATAAGGCCAGCGACACCGACAAACTGGCGTGGCTCAACATTCAGGCACAGCGCATGAATTTCTTCACAGAGAACGATGGCGAGAACGACGAAGACGAAGACTACCAGAGATATGACACCATATCCTATGCCGAGGTGCTGAGTGAGATTTGTGCGCTCATGGGCTGGACGGCGATGATGCGCGGCAGCACGCTCTGCCTAATGGACAACTGGACGGCAATGTACCGCCGCATGACGATGGCACAGTTGCAGGCATACGTCAGCAGCGGCACCGTAGCATACACCACACAGACAATAAGGCCAAGACAGATGAGTTCGCTGTCTTTTGGCGCACTACACCAGAAGACTACACAGTATCCGGCATTCCGCAAGGTGAAGGTGAGAGGTGAGGTAAACTCTTTTGACACGTCTAACATAGAACTTGGCATCGACACTTCATACACCTACATCCGCCAGCGAGACATGGACTACAACCGCATCAGGTTTCTCAAAGAACTTGTCTATCTGTCGCCACAGGACGACAGAATGAGGTTGTATAACTCGACGGTGGTATATGACGGCACTTATGTGCGTGTGTCAGACGTGCCTTACGATCCAAGGACCGACACAGGAGCCGCAAGTGGCTATATATGGTGCCAGTTGGCAAGAATGGACTTCTATACCAACGAAGACCTTCCGTCGAAGATTAACTATCAGTTTGATGATGGCATCTTTGTCGGTTTGTCGATTCCGCAAGGCACGGTTGCGCCGACCAACACCTATGCCCGCATTGCCAGCATGCGCGGCTATATCCCAACAGTGACCAACGGTTGCTTTGATATGCATTTTGTGATGGACACAATGAGCGCATTCGCTCATGTCAACGGGCATTTGTATTTCTGTTTGCAATGCGGCGGCAGATGGTGGGACGGCAACAGTTGGAATGGAGCAGAGAACAGCAAGTTCGCCGTGGAAATTATAGACAGCAAGAACGTGGTGACGAAGACACTGAACGACGGGTATGCTGATGCGTCTGGCTTCGTGATACCGATTGACATGGCCGTAGGTGGCGAGATCTATTTGCAGATATTCGTTGACGTTGCTGAGATACGGCCATACGCACCGGCGGTGATGTTGCGCGACCTGTCGCTGACATACTGCGACCTTGAGACCAACGTTGTCAAGGAATTGCGCGAGACCAACTCATACACCGCGAACAAGCAGACTGGCTATGAGGATAGCAAAACAATAACGCTCTCCATGACCACGAAAACCCCGTCATGCAGGAATGGCTACGGCATCCTTTATCTTGGCGACAACCAGATGGGGCCAGGCAATGCCCTATACCGCGACGGCGGGGAGATGATTTTGGAGAAGTCGCTGCTCGCATCAATGCGCAAGGCTTACCTTGTTCCGACTTATATCGCCCATCCTGTAATCCGTGCTGCGCAAGAATTTGAACCGCTTAACGTGACCGTGATTTGGAACGGCGACATGTGGCAGACGAGAAGCGGCAGCAAGAAATGGCGAGACTGTGAATGGGAGTTAGGACTATACAAGGTAAACTTAACGTGACTTTTTTTTTTGATAATTAAAACGGACGATAAAATGATAATAAACGGGAAGAACCTTATAATAAGTGTTAATGGTCAGGCACTTGCGGCAAGCAAATCATGCTCGATAAGCATCAGCGGCAGCACTTTGCAAATCAGTTCCCCACTTGATGGCTTGTGGGAGCATAGCATTCCTGGACGGAAGTCATGGTCCGTCAAGACAAATCACTTGTTATACACGCCCGTCGTTCCTGACGGGACTATAAAAGCCGTGAGTTGGGGATTCACCAACTCAGGCAGCAGAAGCCCTTCGTATGTAGTTGACGGCACAGGTAGAACCATACGGACTGTCGCAAGAGGCATATCCGCAATCCGCATCAAACCCACTGCGCCATACGCCTTTCTTGACGACCAATTCACGACATGGGACACGTACACCAATCCTGATGCCGCGCCAATCGTGGCATATATGAATTCTAACACCGACTGCATCATTGCAGTTGTCTGTTCTGATGCTTTTGCCTTGACTGCGGAGATGGTAGCGGCATTTACCGCGAAGAATGTCACGCTGCCAGTTTTACCGAATGGCAGACATGCACTCTCAATCATTTGCGGAAACATCATAAGCCGCGGCACATATCGTCTTGCCGACAATGATGCCGCGGCCGACCCTGTTGCCGGAGTGGCCACCGCCGACCTATATCTTAGGTCGGGAAATGTGGTTTCACAAACACCCCTGAAAAATAGTGCCGCGCTTGTCAACTCCCTGTTGACTCTCAGTATTGAAGTTAACGGGCTGCCTATGGACAGACTGGAGGGGCAGGCCATTTGCAAAAAATACGAGGTAAGCGGTGCCGTCGCCAGTCTTGTGCAGGGAAGTTTCGACTTTGAGGGGACAGGTCCACTGGAATAGTTACCATTCCCCGACGAATGGCTCGCCCCATTCGTTGTTTATCATCACAGATGTCTCGCCAGACGCACCGAACAGCGGTCCCGAATAGTCGGTGCTGCGGTTGCGTTTGAATGGCGCGGCAGCAATGGATGCCTTGCCGATTGTCACACCTGAAGCATCGGTGGCGGTGATGTCGATGGCGGTTGTCCACTCGTCTGTTCCACTCAATCCGAAGATGCTCAACGTCAACTCGCCCGTCGTTCCAGGATAACTTGCAGGCACAGCAATCTCCCTCGGCGTGTTGCGCTGCTCTGTCGGTTCGCCCGTCAGGATATTCAGACCATAATACCACACCGATGGCGTGATAGTCACCTTCGCCGCATTGCTCGGCACCTCGTCAGTAGGCGTAATTCTCAGGCGTGTCGCAACACGGTCGAGAGTCACCGATCTGTTGCCGTTGCTGGTGCCGACAACATCGACGGCATAATTCAGCCAGAACGTGTCGGAGGGTTTCTCCCAGGTAATCACGTCACCGCTCACCGCTGGTGTGGCACCACGCGATGCAACGAAACACACATCATGGTGGCCGTAGGTAAGGTTAAGCACAGGCTTGCCCCAATCAGCATCGCCAGCCGACTGGTGCAGCGTCTGAACGACAGCACCGTCTTGATAGTCGAACATCCACAAGTCGGTGAGTTGCTCATCGTCAGCAAGTGCCGATGCTGCTTTTCTCATCTTCGACTTGTTAAACGTGGGCGACTTAAAATCACCCTTCACCGTGAAAGTGAACTTTTTTGTCTCAACCCGTGACGGTTCGTCACGACTTACTTCACCACCATAATAGCCGCTCTCACATGCTGTCAGTATTACAGCGGCAAAAAACATAAATAATACTTTTTTCATAGGTTATTTGTTTTGGGTTAATTTTTTTTCTATCATATCAAAGTCTTCATGCACCGACTCAGCTAACACCTTAGCGTATCGTTGCGTCATGGTGATGTTCGAGTGGCCGAGCATTCGTGACACATTCTCAATCTTAACGCCCATCGCCAGCATGCGAGTGGCGAAGGTGTGACGTGCAAGATGCGAGTGCAAGCGTGTACGAATGCCGAGTGCTTTTTGTATGTCCTTCAGCGATGCGTTGTATTGCATGTTGTTTATCTGCGGCACCTGCCAGTTGTACCGCTCCAAGACCTCGACCGCCTGTGGCAGCAGCTGCGAGACGTAAGGAACTCCCGTCTTGATGCGTTCACCGGTGTTTATCCATCTGCCATTGACGTTCTTATACTCAGCGATGTCGAACGCCTGGGCATCGGAGTAAGACAAGCCCGTGTATAACTGGAACACAAATAAGTCACGCGCCATCGCCACTTGCGTGCCCTTCATCGGGTGCAGGCTTTCGACGGCGGCAATCTCTTCCTCGGTCAGATACTCTACACTTTCCTTAACGCCACGCGAGAACTCGCCCTTTAACCGCTCGTAGGGGTTGCTGGCGATAATATTCATCTTCACGGCTCTATTGAGCAGCGACTTCAGCGTGCGGTGGTAGTTATACACCGCCGAGTCGCCAATCTTCTGCGGTTCGTCCTTTGCCTGCTTGTCGCCGTTCGATTGCGTTTTTGTGATCTGGTGCAACCACGCGTCGAACTCGTAAAGGTTCTCCACCGTCAGGTCGTCCCATGACTTTAATTTGTCGAACTGCTCCAGCCGTCTAAGCAGCACGTCATACCTTCTCTGTGTCCCCGCGCTAATATTCAGCTTCGGCACCTGCTTCGTCAACCAGTCGAGCATGGCAGTAGATGCTTCCGTCGGGCACTCAATATTGAAAGCCATGCGTCTAATCTCGGCGACATTGATTGGTCGGTTTCTCTTAATGCACTCATTCACGGCTTGCTCGTAGCGAGACACCACAGCCTCCAGCCGTTCCTGAAGAATATCGGCATCGGCACGGTTAATGATATGTCCATCACGCAGTTGTCTGCCCAGCACCTTAATGCCTGTATTAATATAATAAGGTTTGCGTGCGTGCGTGAACCGAAATTCTATCGGTCCCTCACATCCTGCTTTTGTTCTTCCTCGGTGGTCAAATACTATACTTGTGTTTATCATTTCTTTTCATTTGTTAAGTGTTTATTAACAATGTTTCCCCACCCCCAAAACGATGGGGAAACGTTTGGCAACTAAAAATATGGAATATTACCCATAAATATGGCAAAATGCCGTTTCCCCATCCTTCTCAGATTGCAAGAAAAAAGCAGGGTTTCTGCGCATTTCCGCGTTACCCTGCTTATTTCCGAAGTGACTCCGGCGGGATTCTGCGAGGGTTGAGGGTTTGCTTTATTTTAGGGCGGTTTCGAGATGCGTGGCGTCATAATGGGGAAACGTTTGGAGGGTTTTAGGCGTTATTTTCGCGGTTTTCGGGTGCCTCGCGGTCATCGGCGGCGACGAGGGGAGTGGCGATGTTTAGGAGGTGGAGGGTGTCAGAGAGGCGGGCGGTGGCTTGCCTGAAGTCATCACGCGCCTGTGTTAGTTCTTCTTTTATCATTCTTATCTCGGCGAGTTCTTCGCTGAGACTTGTGCGCATGTCATCCAGCAGTCGGATGCGGTTGGCGTATATCTCCAGAATGTTTGCCGCTTGCTCGCTGGGTGGCATTTCTTTTTGTTTCTGCTCGCCATTGTCGAGCAGTTCGCCTTCGCCCGTGAGAAGGTAATCAAGATTAAAGACACCAGGCCACGCAGCGCATATCTTAATAAAAAGGTTTTTTGTAAGATATGCTTTATTTCCATTCATTGCAGCAGAAAGAGCAGTTCGCTGAACATGTAATACTTCAGCAAACTGTACCTGTGATTTTATGCCAAAGTGGGCAAAAAGGTGGCCGTACACCTGATTTAATCGCTCTTGGCGTGCTTCATCTTTTATCATCATAACTAATACACTTTAATACACACTGTGTTAAATATTGTTATTTCTTCACACATATTGTATGAACTTACAAACAAAAGTATTATCTTTGCCCCCGTAAGTAATTAAAGCAATTTTGGGGCACAAGAATAGCCGTAAGACGTTTATACGCCTTTTGCAATAGATAGGTATATGCAAATATACGGCTTTTCTTCCCAAATTGTACAAAATGTATTATTTAATTAAGTATTATTATGATTTGCGAAAAAGTAACAAGAGACGACATCAGGGCGATAAAGATAGGTCAGACGGGCATCTTTACCTTGCCCAACGCGAAGGCTGTGGAGTCTGGACGTGTGCAGTTCTCGACCATGAAGCGTTTGGAGGATATGGACTTTGAGCGCATCGAGACAGGTGAGCCATTGACTATTGCTTATAAGAGGTTGCGATGACATCGCAACATAGAGGACCAAGACTATGGACAAGAAACTGAAAGAGGAGATCGTCGCGACGGTGCGCAAGGCACAGATGGAGGCGGCGGAGATGTACAATGAGCGGTATGTCACGGGTGCTGAGTTGTGCAAGCAGATAGCGATGTTCTCTCCGAATTGGTTGGAGAATTTCGGCTGGAAGTTGCCGAGGGAACGCATCGAGGTGACAGGCGACGACGGCAAGACGCGAGTGACGCGATGGGGCTATCCATTGCATGCCATTCAGAGGATGATTGCCGAGGGGAGGATGAGAAGGATATAAGCATCTTTTTTCTATCATAAGCATTTGTTTTTTAACCGCCCGCCGTGAGGTGCGCGGGACTTGGAAGGAAAAAGCCGGAAACAATGGGGCAAACCGGCAACTTGGAATAAGGGGAATGTTCTCGCACACCGACCGACGAAATGCTACGGCATCCGACCAAAGCGGCGGTGATTCTCCGAAGAGCCTGGGATGAGCCGGCGGTTCGATGCCGCCACCTTCCACAAGACCGCATGGAAAAGCGCAAGCGAACGGCTCTACTAACTACAGGTAGAGAGGAGGCAGCGAAGTAGCAACGAAACGATAGGTTTGTCCGATTCGCAGAGTTGGAAGATGGAGGCAGAAGCAAACTGTGAGCGACGACACTCATGAGGAAAGCATGAGAAGAGCCAGGTCAGCAGCCGGACTAAGACACTAATGCGGCCACTATGCTTTGAGGTTGCGACAGCGTCGCAACATAGAGAGACAAGCATGGTGAGTGTCCCAAGCCACTAATGCAGAGGGGTGTCAATTATTAACCTTTTAAACAAACGATTATGAAAGAGTTTTTGAGAATTATGGGAAAGGACATCATGAAGGAGAAGTTCACCACAAAAGAGTACATCATTTATGGTACTGTTTATCCGCTGGCATTAATCATCGTTATGTGTATTGCTGGATGGTTGGAGACATTGTAGTTTTTTATGTCCCGAAGTTTGCGCGGGCATTGAACTACACACCAGTTGGCAAGCGTTATGAGCGGTTTGACGAGCGCATGCACTTGCTTGCCACGCTGCTTGCGCTCTACCCATTCACATCGAATGAGCGGTTGAGCAAGGATTTCAAATATTCGCCAATGTACATCTGTCATCTTGCATTCTACTATGGTGTTTACAAGGACAAAGAACACAGGCAGCGAGTGAACAAACAAAACGGCGACAACCCACGGAGTCGCCGCTATTATTTCTGGAAAAAGAAACAAGAAAATGAAACTTATTAATATTATCGGATTGGTCGTTCTACTCCTGGCATCGCTATGGGCGTGGAGCGACACAAACAAGTGAAAAGATATGGATATTAAAGGAAGAATTTACAAGGTGTTCCCGACTGTGAAGGGCACCCGGCAGGACGGAACAGAGTGGAGCCGTCAAGACTTTATCGTGGAGTTTTTTGAGCATGAGACCGACCGCTATGCCGACCGTGTGATGCTCAACATCATGAACGAGAGAATCAAGGAGTGCGACCTACATGAAGGCGATGAGGTGACTGTTGGCATCGGTCACTCGGTCAGGGAGTACAAAGGCCGCTGGTACAATGAGATAAGATGCTATAAGGTACTGACAACGGCGAATGCGCCCCAAATCAGCCCCGCTGTTGAGACTTCGGCACCACAGCCGAGTGTTGCACCACAGGGAGAAACAAAAGCCGAGGAAGGCGACGATTTGCCGTTCTAACAAACAATAGGAGGCACGGGAGAGACGTGTAAATATTAACCCGTTATTGTTTAGATTCACCCGCGTACTTGAACGGCCTCCTTTATTTTTGCTTATGACACGACGACAAGAACTTGACCACGACCGCTATATGCGCAACCGCGAGGAACGGCTGGCAAAACAAAAAGCATACTATCGCGAGAACCGTGAGAGGTGCATCCAGAAAGTGAGAGAATGTCAGAAGCGGCGGGAGGAATATCTCTACATGACATTAATGACAAAGAAACTATGACAGAAGAAAACAATATACCACCCTTGCGGACGCAAGAGCAGCAGATGCTCGACGAGTTGCGGCCTTACCTGCTTGACCCGCGAGAGGACTATCCAGAGCCATACTACATGCTCGAATATAACGGCGTGCCGTTCTCAACGCTCGGTGGTTTGCAAGCCATCAGCGGTCAAAAGAAGAACGGCAAGACGTTTGTGCTGGCGCAACTGATGGCTGCCTGCCTCGGCACAGGCAAGGAGAACGTGGAGAAGAACCTGCCAGGACTGCGAGTACCAGAGCGCACGGTGGAGTATCTCGGACACGAACCCAAAGTGCTATACGTTGACACAGAGATGGAGAAACTGAACAGCGCGAAGGTCATCCGCCGCGTGCATTGGCTATGTGGCTGGGATATGAAGGAACCACAGGAACGCTTCAACGTGCTGTGGTTGCGTGAAGTGGAAGGCGACGAGGCAGTCAAGGAGGCAGCCTATCAGAAGCGACTGCGACTGATAAAGATGGCAATCGAGATACTCTCGCCCGACATCGTGTTCATCGACGGTGTGCGTGACATAATCGGCGACTTCAATGACAACGTGGAGTCGTCGGCACTCATCCAGTCACTCATGTCACTCGCCTCACGTCGGCAGATTTGCATTTGGTTGGCTCTCCACATGAATCCTCGTCCAGGCAACGACGACGAGAGCAAGATGCGCGGACACCTCGGCACCGAGTTAGGTAATAAGGTCACCGACACGCTGGTGTCAATTAAGAAGAAAGACAACAACGGCGTGAGTTTTACGGTGAAGCAACAAGACGCTCGTGGCAAAGACCTCGACGACTGGCAGTTTGAGGTGACTGACCAAGCAGGTGCCTTGGGCATTCCGAAGATAACAACAAGAAGCACGCAACCCGTGGAAATTGGATATGATAACCCCGAAGACATCCGCGAATGGATTGAGAAGGCAAAGGACATGTACGAGTGGCCGATGAGTCGCTCAGACATCAAGAAGAAGGTGTTCCGTGAGATAGGCGGACAAAAGAACACGGGTAAGCAACAAGCCGACCTGATAGCCGCAATCAATCTTAGATACCTCCAGGACACCACAATTAAGGTGCAAGGATACCCGATGCTGATGCCTAAAGAAGACATGCCATTTTAATCTGTACCAACGACTTCTATACCTAAAGGTATAGATGAATGTGTACCAAGGTACAAATTAAGACCTCCCACGGCTGCGGTTTACGGGTACCATGCCCCCGATACGCCGGGGGGCTTGGGGCAAGGTACACGAAAACACACACACGCGGGCGACGCGCGTGCGCGTTAGGCTTTCCAATATGGCTGATTTTTGAACTATGAGCAACATCGACGACTACACCATCCAGCGAATTAAGGATGCGGCGGACATTGTGGAGGTGGTGAGCGACTTCATCCCGCTGAAGAAGAAGGGAGTGCGCTACCTCGGCCTTTGTCCTTTCCACGAAGACAGGCACCTCGGCTCGTTCGTGGTTTATCCACGCGGGCAATGCTACCGCTGCTTCGCATGCGACGCGAAGGGTGGCACCGTGGACTTCCTTATGAACTACGCAAAGTTAACCTTCCCAGACGCTATCAGGTGGCTGGGACGCAAATACAACATTGAGACCGATATGCAAGCAATAAACATCACACCGCCACCGGCAAGACCAGCACCGCCGACGCTGGAGATGCTTGTGTTGCCTATGAGCATGGTGACAGCGAGAGAACATAACGACGGCAACACCTTGTGCAAGTGGTTGCGAAGTGTCCCCTGGGACAACGCACAGCGGGCACGTATTGACAGTGTGTTGAAAGAATATCACGTCGGCACCTCACGACAGGGCCACACAATCTGGTGGCAGATAGATGAAGAGCAGCGAGTGCGCACAGGTAAGATGATGCTCTACAAGAGCGACGGCCACCGCGACAAGGATGCACGCTACTCTTTCGACTGGATTCACTCGGCACTATTCCGAGACAATCGACTGCCGCAATACGATGAGGACAAGCAAGAGATGAAGCAGACGCTGTTCGGCATGCACCTGCTTGACCGCTACCCCACCGCTACGGTGTGCATCGTGGAGAGTGAGAAGACCGCCGTGCTGATGGCTATCGCCTACGGCAACAATGCCGCGACGCTATGGATGGCATGCGGAGGGATAGAGAACCTAAACCGAGAGCGACTGAAGCCCATCATTGAGCGAGGTCGCAAGGTGATACTCTACCCCGACCGCGACGGCGTGGAGAAGTGGCAACAGAAGGCCAACGCCCTGCGCTACCGACTGCTGACCGTTGACACCGCGCCGGTGCTTCGATGGTGGAAAGAGGAAGACGGGCCGAAGGCCGACATCGCCGACGTTGTGCTTCGCATGATATGCAACAACCCGCACACCCAGCCTATGGCGGGCGTGGAGAAACTGAAAGAAAAACTTAACCTTGAACAGATAGATGAGTGACGAGAAATTTGTCCCTATGGGAACGAAGATAAGTCCTGAAGCCGCCGAGGTGTGGAACGCTATATGCGAGGCACGGCAGACCGACACATACCATATGCTTCAGAACTTTATATACACAATGATAAGAGCCGCCGCCGATCCTCACGCGCTGAACCCCGACATCCAGAAGATAATGACGATGTTAGAGGCTGACGCTGGTTGGCAGCATGCTTTCAACCTTGCCGCACCCAACACCAAGACCAAGGTGGCGCAAGTGGTGCTCATTCTGGAACAGGAAGGGCGCAAGGGTTTCGGGGCGGTGATGATTGACAAGCCATTTATGGGAGCCGCCACGATGACCGAGTGCACCGATGACATCTTGGAGCGAGTATGCGAGGCAACCATGCGCGGCATCTACCGACGACTGCGACTGCTGGGTGCACGCATGGAATGCCACAACCTATCAGACGTGCTGCTGACAATGATTGACTCGCAGACCGTCATGGAGATGGCAGGGGAACTGAGCGACGAACTGCCACAGCCAGGCGACCGAGCAGAGAACAACCGACCTTATGCCTATGGCAAGAAGACAAAGAGCACACACCGACGGACACCCGACGGCGAGGCACGGCGACAGCAGCGCATCCAGTTCGGCGAGGAAGACCGAGAGCAAGCAGCGCACGAGGCTGGCTTTGAGTACGATGACTTTAAACCTTTTGATATTGAGCCATGAGCAGAGACAGGAACTACCAGCGACTGCTGAACAGCAAGCGGTGGCAAGAGGTGAAGCGAATCGTGTGGCAACGCACCAACGGACTATGCGAGGAGTGCAAGCGGCAAGGCATCGTCAGGGCTGGCGTTGACTGCCACCACATCGTGCCGGTCGAGACAGCCACCACGCCCCAGGAGATGGAGCGTCTATGCTTCGATGTTAACAACGTGCGACTGCTGTGCATCGCTTGTCACTCTGCCATACACAAGGGCATGGGCAAAGGCACGCGCAAGCTGGCAATAGAGAGGGCGAAGCAGAGGCAAGACCGATGGGCTGAAGGGCTGATGAACCGCTTCACAACGGCGAAGGAGAGCACCGAGGCAGACCGTTAACGACTATTAACACCCCGCCACCCTTTTTAACTTTGGGGGTGCCCTGACTCCCAAAT